CAGGTTTTGCACTGCAATTCATGCTGGACACAACACTATCTGATGCTGATAAGTATCCATTGAAACTATCTGACCTATGCGTAGCTGCACTTAACCCTAGGAAGGGTTGGGCTGACCTAGCGTGGGCTTCTGGACCTGCACAGATTGTCCAAGATGTCCCTGTTGTGGGCTTCACTGGTGACAAGTTCTATAGACCCATGTGGTTCTCTGATGAGATGTACGAGTACACAGGTGCTGTACTTGCTATTGACCCTTCTGGTCGTGGTAAGGACGAGACAGCCTATGCAGTCGTTAAGATGTTGAATGGTTATCTCTACGCTACCCAGTGTGGTGGTTTCAAAGGTGGCTATGATGACAAGACTCTAACCAAACTAGCGAACCTAGCGAAGATAGAGAAGGTCAGCATGATAGTGGTAGAGAGTAACTTTGGTGACGGTATGTTCTCCAAACTATTATCTCCATTCGTGAACAAGGCCTACCCTGTATCCATAGAAGAAGTCAGACATAACACACAGAAGGAAGTCCGTATCATCGATACGCTTGAACCTGTGATGATGCAGCACCGTCTTATCATTGACGAGAAGCTGATTAAGGAAGACTACGAGAGTGCTCCAGAACCTTCGTACAGTTTGTTCTACCAGATGACTAGGCTGACTAAAGACCGTGGTGCAATCATCCATGACGATAGGTTAGAAGCTCTAGCGATGGCAGTGAACTACTGGACTGAACAGATGGATGCGGACTCAGAGACTATAGCTGCCCAACAGAAGCTCGATGCTTTCAATGGGGAGATACAGAGGTTCATGGATAACGCTACAGGTAGTAAGAAATCTGTAGGTGATACTTGGTTCTAAAAGTGCCATATATGACGCAATTAATTAAATTGCATTATAGGGTTGATAGATATAAGAACAACCCTAGGGTATCTTTAGTATGCCTCAAAGTTATCTCTACGTTATTACCATCATAGATAACTAAGTAAGTATATCTCTAGGTTATCTATAGTATCTCTCTACGTCATATCCATCATAGATAACTAAGTAAGTAAGACCCTAAGCATCCTACAAGTTACAACCAATGCCATTGATAAGTGCCATGTCCTAGAACATCTCACTCATCATCATTAGCCATTGTGTCTGTACGTAGGGTGCTTTTTTTTCTTTCATAATATATACGCTCCGCTGTCCTCTCCGATACCAATCGACAATGTAATAGCCTTATGTCCAAGGTAATCAATATGATTACTAATCGACAATTTATAAGCTCTCCACAGGCCTTCTCTACGCTTCGCTGAGAGACTTCTATATGTTATCTATATGATGACTAGGGGTAGCTATATGAAGTCCTCTAGCATGGGTTATATGAGGTCCTAAAGGTTCTCAAGGGTTCTCTGGGAAATAATTAGAATTAAAAATCTGTGGTCCTATATCTATACGGTACTCAGGACGCTACCCCCATGGGGGGCCAGGCCATAGCCACCATGAATCGATGGGGTAGCCCCCCTTTTCTTTCCTTGATTCTTTCCTAGATGGCTTGAAACCCTTTGATACCAAGGGATGCAGAGAGGTTTAATACTTCTTATTGATTCATTATGATGGCCTATATTACTATTAGTTATAAGCGGCTTTGTTTTCAGTATAAGGAAGGGGTTTGATGTTTTTTCGATTTACCTAGAGAACCAATAGAATCAAACCGACTACTACTAACCAGCCAATAGCCAGCCAATAGCCAGCCAATAGCCAGCCAATAGATAACCAATCAACAACTAATTTCAAGTTTTTGTTATTTAATGCTTGCTAAGTGACAATGTTATCGATAAGATGGCTGCAACTTAATTCCAACCAAGCAAAAGGAATGCCAATCATGACATATAGCGAATCAGCCGAAGGAATGACAATCACCCTAAAGAGAGCTTTACAGGAACTTGCCAAGCACGGCATGGACTTGCAAAGCGCACATGATGAATTCTTTCAGGATTTGGGCCAGCACTCACACTATAAAGCCGAAGACGTATTGTCTTGGTTAGGCTATTAATTAACAGGATTGACTAAAATGAAAAAGCATACAGGTTATATAATGTATCAAGGGCCAAGCGAGCTAGATGGGTCTCCAATAGTAGTCATTGCCACCATGGAAACAACCAATATAAAAACAGGCCGCATGATACAGGTTTGGATTTTGGCAGATGATGGACTTAACCCAATAGAAGCCTCAAAGAATGGTAGTGACTCCAGCGTTTGCGGTAACTGTATACACCGTCACTATAATGGTGGGGCTTGTTACGTGAATCTAGGACAAGCGCCAAATGCTATCTACAAATCATTACAAAAAGGCAATTACCCAGTATTCAACATGGAACTACACGGGCAACGCTTCCATAACAGGATGATACGCCTAGGGGCTTATGGCGACCCAGCAGCCGCACCCTATGAAATCATGGCGACTATTGCAGGACTAGGCAAGGGCCACACAGGATACACGCACCAATTAGCTCACAAGGCATTTGATAAAAGGTACCTAGAGCTTTGTATGGTATCGGCAGATAGTCCTAAACAGGCGGCTAAATATCAGGCAATGGGGGCTAAGACATTTAGAGTCGCTATGGCAGATGATGGGCTAGCAGCTGATGAACTAGAGTGCCTAGCAGACTCTGAGAATATGCAATGTATTGATTGTGGTCTATGCAATGGTAAACAGCAAAACATAGCTATAACAGTCCATGGTTCTAGACAAAAGCGTTTCACTACTAACTTAATCAGCGCCATTAATTTGTCTTAATACTTGTCATTTAACATTATATGTCAATGGGTTATCAAGTGGCCTTGCCTATCAGGGTCACTGAGTAAACCAACGATAACAAAGGGAAGTAAAAACATGGAACAAGCAAGCATAACTATATTGGGCGTGGAGTTTGTAAGCAGGACGTGGCCCCTAGTGTTTGGCCTACCAGCCTTTCTAATCCTGTCTGCATTCGTAGGCACTGTATATGAGGTAATGAGCAATGATTAATAACAATAAGGTAGTTATAAGCCTGTACGAATTCACGGGAGTCGCAGTGACTCCGTGGGCTAAACGAGGGTACACCTGCTACGCCTACGACTTACAACATGACGACACAAAGGTAGACCATTTCGAGGGTGGTGGTTCAATCCATTACTTGTACGCTGACCTTCACGACATAAGCACACTGGCAGACCTGTACGACACGTTTAACGAGATGGATGTTGTATTCGCTATGGGCTTCCCTGTTTGCACTGACCTAGCTGTTTCAGGTGCGGCCCACTTTGCTAAGAAGAAACACGCTGACCCTGAATTTCAGAACAAGGCAGCTAGATACGCCAAGTGGTGCGGTGTGATATTTGAGGAGTTAAATGTGCCGTATTACATTGAAAACCCTGTGTCTGTTTTGTCCACATTATGGCGCAAGCCAGACCATAGATTTCACCCTTATGAATTCGGTGGATACATCGCAGAAGGTCAGGAGGTACACCCTTTATATCCTGAGTACATCGCACCATCAGATGCATACTCAAAGCTAACCTGCCTATGGACGGGTGGTGGCTTCAGGATGCCAGAGCGTGACTCTGTGAACTGTGACAGCTTCGGTAATAGCCTACAACACAGGAAACTAGGGGGCAAGTCCATGAAGACAAAGAACATTCGCAGCGCCACGCCTAGGGGCTTCTCTGAGGCTATCGCAGTACATAACGCAGTCTAGGATGTGTTCACTTTAAGGGCCTTACAAGGGCCTTTATGGAGACTACAACCGATGTTAATAACAGGAGTATTAAAGATGAAAACCTATGAAATTACCTTTACGTCAACAACATACCGCACGTACAGCATACAAGCTGAAGATGTTGATACTGCTGAATTTCTAGCCAGCGAAGTGCTTGAGGATGATGAAGAAGTCACTAGGACTTGGTTTAAAAACGCTGAAATTGACGATATTAGGGAAACCTAGGCAATCACTTTAAAGGCCTGAAATGGGCCTTTATGGGGATTACTTAAACAACAAAAGGAAGTACAAAATGAACTATAAAGCAATGAACCATCTCAGGAAGCGCGTAGAGCTAGCCCAAAGCAAAGGTGCAATTAACGCATCTGAGGCTATGACCTTAATCCACCACGTACAGGTAGGTAGTCGCTATGCCTCACTACAAACTAAGTGCCTTGCAGCTGAGATTGCAAAGAAAGTCCGCTTGTCCGTCAGTGCTGGTATGGCCTAGCTATTTGTCAAGTAAGATAGTCTGGTATTAATTAATATTAAAGTCGTAAATGTTTAATTAGGGAGTAGAATAGTTATTAGACCGCTGTATGTATTTACAGTATCGCCAACAAAGGTTGGCACGTGGTAATATTAACTTGCAGGCTAAAAAAGGGCGCTAAAATGATTTGCATAGCAAACATTATATCAAAAATAGACGTTCGATTTAAACATTGGATGAGGGAAGTAAACTGGCCGTTATGGTTATGGATGACAGACGCAAATAGTGACTGTACACCTGTAATACTTAACAGGCCTATAGTATTTATAAATAGTTATATAGCATTTGGATTTAGTAACTACTTAAGGGCCGTATTTTCCGCTTAATTATATGTATTAATAAATTTTTATTTATAAAATCACGTAATTAACTAAAGGATTAGCGGTATGAATATTAAAATAGGTAGCAGTTTTGAGTTTGAGATAGGTTTAAAATACGTTTACATAAAAATAAGAGATTGGGATTACTGGAAACAGTGGGCCAGCACCAATATAAATTAACAGGAAGGAGTAGGGCCATGAGTTTAGATAAAGGACATATCTTACGTGGGATGCAAGAGTCGTTAACAGATATGTACCGACTTAGCGGAGAACTTACGACTACACAGCTACGAGTATTAATATTCGTAATGCGTAGGGGTAAAGCGACAGGTAGTGAGATAGCCAAAGCATTGGAAATGTCAGCACCTACAGTCTCTCGCAGCATTGCAACTTTATCAGACGAAAACATCTCAAGACGTGCTGGAGCACCAGTAGGATTCTTGCGATTAGAAAGTGACCCTACAGACCGCAGGGTAAGGCACGCGGTTTTAACTGAGAAAGGCCAGACAATGGTCAATAGGATGGTGGAGAGATTCCAACCCTAACCTAAATGGCTAACGTGTGGTCTTCAATAGGAGGCTATCATGGCTACAAAACAGGTTGAACGCGGCATCTATATGACTGCCACAGGATACCAAATCAAATGTACTGTTAAAGGTGTACCGTTTAATACGTTTGTCCTAGGACACGACAACCTACACAAGGCTCGTAGTGTACTAGCACAGGCGAAGTCAGACTTACACCAAGGCCTAAGCCCAGAGAAGCAGGAAGTTAACTCAGGGACAAGCACAAGGTCTTTACAGTATGCATATGACGAGACATGGAAGCACCAATGGGGTGCGGTTTCAGATGATTATGCTAAGAAGATAGGGCAGTATTGGAAGTGCATCACATCGTTTCTAGTGGACGAGTTAAAGCTCACTAGGATAGATAAGGTCACAGCCAAACACGTTGATGAATATGTACATCATCTAAGGGACTTTAAAGGAAACTCAGGTAGTACAATCAACAACAAACTGGGCGTATTGTCAGCCATGTTTAAGCTTATGCATAGACACGGTGTTATCTCAGGAAGTCCAGAAATTAAGTGGCAGGAAACTGCTGGTGCAAGGCTTAGGTATTACACGCATGACGAAGAGCAACAGGTGCTTGAATTATGTGACCTAATCGACTTCCACGACACGGAAATCAACACGTTGCTACAGGACTTCACCAAAGTTCTCTTTGCAACAGGCATGAGACCGTGGATGGAGGCGCACAATATCCAAAGGAGTTGGATACGTCAGGACAGTAGCGGTAACACGATACTGACAGTGCCTAAAAGGTTCTCTAAGACGAACAAAGAGCGAAGCATACCGATTACTGGTGCTGCTCTTGAAGTCATCTGGAGGCGCTCTAGTGGCCTAGAAAAGGATGAACGATTGTTCAAACGACTAGACTACAAATGGCATTGTAATAGATTCTGGCAAGAGGTAGTCCGACCTAGTATGGGTTGGGGTGAAGATGAAGTCTGGTATGGTATCAGGCACACCTTTGCGACTAGGTTATGTGAATTAAACATTAACCTTAAGACAGTCCAGGAACTGATGGGACACACAAACATCAACCAGACAGCTCAGTATGCTAAGGCAACTGATAACTCTAAGGCAGATGCTATAGGTAAACTATCAGGCATGACAGGTCAACGTGATGAAGGCACAGCAAGCTTTCAAATGATGACAAATAGTAAGGAAAGAAGCGAGGAAAGTTTCCTCAAAATAAGAGCCGTGAAATAAGACACATCACGGGAAACCCTTAGAAATCAAGGGGGTCAACACCTAGTTAACGAGCGGTCAGAGGTTCGAATCCTCTCGGGCGCGCCACACTAGGGTTGACTTCCGTTACCAAATGGAAATCAAATGACAATATCAAATGTCAAGCAAATGGCTTATCTAATGGATAGGCCTTTTTGTTGTGTTAATGTTTGTCGATTGGTATACTCAAGGAAGTCTACAGACCTAGGAAAAAGCCTAGGAAACTGGACTATAAACTACCCTTTAAAGCTGGTTACTTTTTAACCAATTAATTAAATTGCATTATAGCGGACGCGAATCCAGAGACTGGCATAGCTACGCTCCCAAGGTTGCCGAATGGTGACTATTACCAACCCAGAGATAGGAGTGACACATGTCACAGATTACTGATACATCCATCATCAATGATGAAAACCGATTAATAGATATGCAAGTAGAGCTAGAGATGTCTATGAGAACCGAAGGCATTGAAAAGATGAAAAGGAACATCGCATCAAATCAAAAGGTAGGTGGTGAAGCCTCTACTGAGTATGGTCACAAGCTCATGATTGAAGGCCTTCACAGGTTCTCTATAGGAGTAAAGGAATGGTTCGACTCACCAGTAACAGCAGGTAGGGGCAGTAGAGTCCACAAGATTCTACGTGAAGGTGACCCAGAGGTAGTGGCTTACGTATTTATGAAGTCCATCATCAATGGTATATCATCAAAGACAATGACCTTGCAGAATGTCCAAAGAGCAGCAGCAGGAAACATTGAAGACGAGTACAGACTAGCCCAGTTACGTTCAGAAGATAGGTTGCTCCACACTAGATTGATAGATGCCTCAAATAAACGTATAGGATGGGCCAAACGTGACACACTTAAAAGTGGTATGACTGATGCTGCAAGTAAAGGTAAGGTTAGTCACTGGGAAGAATGGGATGGCAACCTAACCATTCAAGCAGGTAGTAAGCTGTTAACAATTCTCATGGAAACAGTAGGTCTAGTTCAGATAGTCCGAGAGACCGCAGGGAAGAACAACAAAGTCAATCGCCTAGTAGCTACAGAGGAAACCCTAGAATGGATAAGCAAGCGTTCAGACAAGGCAGGGCTAACCTCACCCGTCTATAAACCAATGCTAGTAAAACCCCGTGATTGGACTTATGACAATCTTACTGATGGTTGTTACATCACACGTCACAACCGACCAGTGAAGATTATTAAGTCACCTAATAAGTCCTACTTTGAAGAGCTAAAGCACACTGACATGGATGTAGTCCTATACAGTCTTAATGCTATGCAGGGAACCGCGTGGTCTATCAATAAGCCCATCTTAAAGTTACTCACTGAGATGTGGGAAGCTGGTGTAGATTGGTGTCCATCAGTTCCTGCCAAGTACAATGAGGAAGAACCAGAGAAGCTTGCAGACTACGATAATGCATCCATTCAAGAGCGCGCAGCCTATGCTCAAGAGCGTAACAGAGTTCGTGTATCCAATCGTGAGGAGGCATCTAAACGCCTCGCATACGTGAGTATGATGGACACAGCTACCGAGTTCAGTCAGTACGATGAGTTCTTCTTCCCAATGCAGATGGACTTCCGTGGACGTTGCTATTCAGTGTCGAGCTTCTCAGCATTAGGGCCTGATGAAATGAAGGCGACTCTTAACTTTTCTAAGGGTAAAGCTTTAGGTGATGAAGGTTGGAAATGGTTAGCAATACACCTATGCAATGTAGGTGACTTCGAAAAGATGTCCAAGTCTACATTTGAAAACCGTGTTCAATGGGTGATGGATAATGAGCATTGGATACTAGACTGCGTAGAGAATCCTTGGGAGAACCGCAAGTGGGCTGAAGCTGACAAACCGTTCCTCTTCATGGCTGCTGCTATTGAATGGAAAGGCTTCCTAGAACAGGGTGATTCATTTGTGAGTCACATACAAGCGAGCCAAGATGGAAGCTGCTCGGGCCTCCAGCACCTAGCTATGGCTATGAAGTGCAAGACCACCGCTGCAAGCGTGAACATCCTACCTAGTGATGTGCCTCAAGACGTTTACCAAATCGTTGCAGACAAGGTTACAGCTCGTCTGGTTGAGGACTCACAGCAGCCTTATGAGCATTGGGGTGAACCTGTCCTAAACAACATGGGAATTCGAGTGCCTTGCTATACGGAATTAGCACTGGAGTGGTTGAAGTATGGCTTCGGACGAAGTGAAGCGAAAACATCGGTTATGACATATTCTTACGGAAGCAAGCAGTACGGTTTCAAGACTCAAATCCAAGAGTCTGTCATGAAGAAGGCTAAGAAAGACTGTGCCAGAACTGGCCAGGATTTCCCATTCAGCTATGATGGTGGTTACCGTGCCTCTAGTTATATCGCTCGTCACCTTTGGGATGCAGTCGTAGACACAGTGAAGCGTCCAGCCCAGCTAATGGAATGGTTAACGCAAGCTGCAAGTATGGTAGCTAAGACTAAGTTCACCATGCAGGATGGCTCTAAGCAGACCATGCCTGTACGTTGGACTACACCTCTAGGCTTACCTGTACTTCAGTCCTACTACAACATGGAGACTCGCAGGGTACGCACCAGTATCAATGGCACCATCGTGTACATGAATAGTAACTCACCGCTTGACCAAATCTGTAGCCGCAAGTCAGCTCAGGGTATGAGTCCGAATTATGTCCACAGCCTAGACTCTAGCCACCTTATGCTAGCAGTAGCACGTGCTAAGGAAGAAGGCATCGATGACTTCATGTTAATTCATGACTCTTTCGGAACCCACTGTGCATCAACTGGACGTTTTGGGTCCATAATTAGAGAAGCCATGCTGGAGATGTATTCCAATAGTGATGTAATCCATGACCTGTACCTAGAGTTACGCACTCAGCTTCTGCCTGAAGAAGCGGAAGACCTGCCATTACCGCCAGCCAAGGGCAACTTGGTATTAGCTGATTCACTAGAGTCACGCTATAGTTTTGCCTAATGTTTGTCGATTGGTATAGGTTGCCATAGCGTGTAATTAATTAAATTGCATTATAGCCAGACCAAACTGAAGACCCTCAATCCCGAGGGTTTTCTTGTATATGGAGATTGACTTATCGAAGACCTAACCCTTGAGCAGGCCTTTGCTGCC